TTCAATCTGTTTTCAATGATATTGATGAAGATAGCAAATTAGGTTTGCATTTTAGATTTGCGACACAAGGAACAAAAGATAAAATTAATTGTCATCCTTTAACTGTTCTTTCAAAAGAGGAACATGGTCGTTCAATCAAGTTAATGCATAACAGCCCAATGCTACCAACTGCAATAATTGATAAGGATAGGTCGGATACTCATCAGTTCGTTAAGTATTATCTTCGTCCTGTTTTAAAATCTAATCCAGATTTAATTTATAATCAAAAGTGGTTAGAACAATTAAATCGAGATGTAGATAATTCAAGGTTAGTATTTGCAGACGGCAAAAGTAAAACTTTTGTTTATGTAAATAAAAAACTTTGGACGAAGAAAAACAAAGTTTGGTATTCAAATGAAAATAGTTTTGAATCTAGAACATTTGGGTTTAATTCTGGTTATAGTTATGGAAATTATAAAAGTAATTATGACTTTTGTTATGAAGACGATAACAAAGAAGACTTAAATTATAATACTAAACAATTAGACTTTAATGGTTATGAAAGTTTAGACGATTATTTAGACTTACCATTAGATGAAGAATTATTATCAAAACTTGATGAAAATCAAATTAAAGATTATGTTTCTAAAAATCAAAACGAGGTTGTAAACTTTTTAGAAATACTTAAATATGATTATCTAGGTTATGATAGTTAAAGATTAACCAAGCCGTTTGGTTATGATGAAAGTCGCTTGAATAAATATTATTTCTTTCAGTAAGTTAAAACGCTGAGGTCAATCCAGCCTTTAGGTACTTACATCTGTTTTTCAAATTCAATTAACTTTTCTTTTTACCCTAACCCCCTAAATACTAAGAAAGGTTCTCTCTGACTAGGTCTGTACTCCTGATTGATATAAACAGTATATATGATAAAAGATTCAAAATGAAATTAGATCCTAAGAAACTAGAGCATATTTCAGACCAGGACCTTAAAATATTGCTACGCAAACTAGAACTTGAGTTTCAAACAAAGACTCAAAATGAATTTTTAATGTTTGTAAAATCAGTATGGCCTGACTTTATTGAAGGAAAACATCATATTAAGTACGCTAATCAGCTTCAAAAAGTAGCAGATGGTACCTTAAAACGATTAATTGTTAATATGCCCCCTAGACATACAAAGTCAGAATTTGCCTCATACCTATTTCCTGCTTGGTTTGTTGGTAGGAATCCTAAAGCAAAAATAATGCAAACTACACATAATGCAGAACTTGCTTTTCGTTTTGGTCGTAAGATGAAAAATTTAATTGATTCTCCTGATTATAGAAAAGTTTTTCCAGATGTAAAACTTGCTGCAGATTCTAAGGCCGCTGGCCGTTGGGATGTAAGTGGGGGAGGGGAGTATTTCGCAGCTGGTGTAGGAGGTTCAATAACGGGACGTGGTGCGGATTTATTAATTATTGATGATCCACATTCTGAGCAAGATGCATTAAGCGATACAGCTTTAGATAATGCATATGAATGGTATACCTCTGGACCTAGACAACGTTTACAGCCAGGAGGAAGTATTGTTATTGTGATGACCAGATGGTCAACCAAAGATCTTACCGAAAGGTTGCTACGCAACCAATCAGAGCCTTTAGCCGATCAATGGGAAGTAATTGAGTTTCCTGCTATTCTACCAAGTGGACAATCTCTTTGGCCTGAGTACTGGACACCAGAAGTATTAAACCAGACTAAAGCCTCGCTGACCGAGGCTAAATGGCAGGCACAATATCAACAAAATCCTACATCTGAGGAAGGAGCTCTTATTAAGCGTGAATGGTGGCAACGCTGGGAGAAAGAAAAGATTCCTGATTTAATGCATATTATTCAATCTTACGATACAGCTTACAGCAAAAAAGAATCTGCAGACTTTAGTGCAATTACCACATGGGGTGTATTTAAACCCGTGGAACACGAACCGCCGGCCATGATTCTTCTTGATGCACAAAAAGGTCGTTGGGATTTTCCTGAGTTAAAAAGAGTCGCCTTAAAGCAATATAAGTACTGGGAGCCCGAGACAACTATTATTGAAGCTAAGGCATCAGGAATGCCTCTTACTCATGAACTTCGACAAATAGGAATTCCCGTGATTAACTTTACACCAAGCAAAGGAAATGATAAGCATACCCGTGTAAACGCATGTTCAACATTATTTGAATCTGGAAAGGTATGGGCACCTGATGAACGCTGGGCGGAAGAAGTTATTGAAGAATGCGCTGCTTTCCCTTATGGTGATCATGATGATTACGTTGATACCGTAACACAGGCATTAATGCGTTTTCGACAAGGAGGGTTACTGGCGTTACCCGACGATTATGATGACGAACCTGTGGAGCGTGAGGAGAGAGAATATTACTGATGGCAGAACAACCAATTAGACCCGAAGTAGAAGTTGAAGATTTAGTTATTGAAGATTCTG